CACTACTAGTGATGAAGTTCTATTAAATTCTTGTAATAGAGTTGCTTCATCAGCTGGTATAATATATTCATTATTTCTAGAGGCATTTGCTAAGAAATTTCTTATCAAATGTAAATCTGGATATTCAAGGACTGCTCTATAAGTAAAAAGCAAATCCTCGAACATTTGTGAATAAAATCTTACCTGAGATCGGGTATAACCTAATCTCTTAATAAGACTAATTCCCAAATCTAATGAAGATATTATGGATTTAGGACCTCGCCCTGCATAAACCAAAGATAAAATATCTTGGAAAAGCAGTGCTGGATTACTCCAGTTTGCGAGGAACCCTTTTAAAGGAACAGGTGAAACTTCGATTCCATTATGGAACCAACGTTTTGCAAATTCATAAGTATTTTCACTTTCATGTGACTTACTTGGAGAGCAATCAACTCCTAAAGAGTTGATTACTTCCTTATATTTTGCTGCGACTTTATTGTTATAAATAACAATATCATCACCAAGTAAAATATATTCTTTAAAAGGATAACTACCACATTCATAAGCAGCAAATTGTACTACCGCATGATGCGATAATGTAAATGCTGCCCATGAAGATCTTGCTCCCATAGGTTGACCTACTGCATAGTGCAATAGTTTACCCTCTGGAGTCAAAAATGGTTCATTTACCATTAATGCCTTCCAAGCTTTACCGATTCCTCGATAAGGTCTTGGAGAGTTAACTTCAATAGAATCTATTATATCTACTTGTAGATCAATAGGAAATCTATCTGTGGCTGAACTTAAATCCAACGAATGGAAATGTTCCCCATCTCTCTTATCTGAGATAAAGGGTTCCTGAGTAAAAGTTCTATCCTGAGGGATAGTTCTCAAAACACTAAATAAGTATTTTGAAAGAGGTTCAAATGCAATCTGAGATATATAATCAAAGATAGCAATAACCCTCTCTTTTAACTCTGGATCATGGATGATATGTAATTTACGGTTTTTGGCCGGATTACGAACTGTAACTTTAACATTTAGAAACAGTTCCTTAAACCATCTCATACCTTCGGTCCCCATAAGGATATTTAATCCCCAAAGGTTCCGACCCGTATAATATCGGGTTGCCTGGTGAGCTAAAAGAATAGCTGGCCCAGACAAAGGTCCTGATTTCAGATTAAGAAAGAAATCACGCACACCAATTTTATTATCTTCAAAGGGAAGGGTAAAATCTTTAACAAAAAGTTCAATAAAACCTTTTGGTAAAGTTTTCCTTTCACCTTTAAAAAGATCAGTGATAGAGTTATAATTAACTTTACCTTCTGCTTTCATTGCTCGGGAAATCCCAAGTAATGTAAGAATAAAACGTAGTGATTGTGAATCCTCGGCATCTACTAAACTTTTCATAAAAAGAATAGCAG